CCGTCGAATCCGAACCATCCACACAGGCACCTAGTACCGATCCAGTATGCGACCGCTCCCCAGATGCTTCATCGTTGGCGGCGGCGCATACACCCGCTGAAGCATCTGCTTCACTGGCGCGGGCGGATGAGTACGCCCGTGGATGCGTCGACGGTACGGTGCCGGCGCCGCGGCGCATCCGGGCGGCGGCCTCGAGGTACCTCGCCGAGCGGTCGGACCCGCCGGCGCACGGGGTGGCGTGGAACCCGGCTGAGCTGGACGCCTGCGTCCAGCGCATGACCGTCATGGGGCTGAAGCTGATGCCCTGGCAGGCCTTCGCCCTGGCTGTCCTCCTCGCTCGCCGGCGGTCCGATGACGGGACCCCGGCGACGCGATATCTCCTGATCGCACTGGCCCGAGGCGGCGGCAAGACCGGGCTGGTGACGCATCTGTTCGAGTGGCTGCTGTCGACCGGTGATGACCTCGAGTGCGCGTGCGTCGCCACGCAGCAAGAGAAGGCGAACATCATCCACGGGCGCATCCACAAGCTCCACCGCGGCGAGGATCGGTGGCGGTTCGTGGGCGGCGGCGGGGCGACCTCGGTCGGGCTCGTGGAGCACCGCAAGGCGACGCTGCGGGCCATGCCGTGCACGGACAACGCCATGGACGGCATCACGCCGCGGCTGGTGGTGGCCGACGAGGCGGCGCGCATGGACGCGGCGATCCTGCGGGCGATGTCGAGCGTCACCAAGACCCCGACCGGCCAGATGCTGTTCATTACGACCCCGGACCGCGAGCAGAAGAGCAGGGAGCTGTGGCCGTACTGGCAGGCCTGCGAGGTCGCCCTCGACGGCGGGGAGCCGCTCCCGGAGGGCTGGTGGGCGCTGCTCTGGGGGATGGACGCCGATGACGAGCCGGACTCGGACGTCGCGGTGCAGCACGCGAACCCCTCGGCGGGCGTGCTCGTGTCGATCCGTGACATCCGGACCAAGATCCGTACCGCGCTGGCGACCGCCGACCCGAAGGCGCGGGAGGAGACCTGGCTGCAGGAGCTCGCGACATTCACCGATGACCTCGCCGGCGCGCTGCCGCTCGAGCTGCTCGACCGGGTCTCGGTGGACGAGGATTGGGAGATGCTCGCCGGTGCGCCCGGCGTGGTTGCGGTCGACTTCAGCCAGGGCGGATTCGCCCAGGGCAGCCAGTGCGACCTGACCAGCATGTGCGTGGCCGTCTGGGACGGTGCGAAGATCCACACGCAGGGCTACCACTGGTGGGCGGGGACGGACATCCTGCACGACGAGCGCCGGACGCGGCAGCCGCTCAGCCGGTGGGTGGCTGACGGGCACCTGACCAACTGCGGCGGCCCGACGATTGACTTCGACGCCGTCGAGGCGCGGCTGGTCGACATCTGCCGGCGCTTTGAGATCCGGGCGTTCATCGCGGACCCGGTCGGCAAGGCGTCCGCGTGGGCCGCCCAGATGGAGAGGAAGCACGGCTGGAAGTGGCACAAGGCCCCACAGACCATTGTCTGGATGGGCGGCGGATGGGCGATCTGGAGCGATTGGATTCGCTCGGAGCGCGTCCGGTGCAGGCCCGACCCGGTGCTGCGGGCGTGCCTGGCGTCCGCCCGGCTCTACGTGGGCCTGACGGGGCTTGCGATGCCCGTCAAGCAGCGCAGCACGAGCAACATCGACGCAGTCACCGCGCAGGTCATGGCCGCCCGTGTCCTGCACGACCTCGAGATCATGGGCGGCAGCATGTACGAATCACAGCCCGGGTTTTGACCGATGCACCTCCATCTGGTGTAGACTCAACTCAGGAAATCGCCCGATGACCCCCATCGGCGCATACGGCGGACGCGAAGCGCGCGTCGGGATTGAAGGGCAGGGGCCCGGGCAGCCACCAAACAGGTGGCTGTTTCTTTAGTACGCGCTCGGCATTCTCTCGGTCTGCACAATCTCACGCCGCGCGCATTCCATGAATGCTGCGAGTCTGCCGCGCCCCTTGAATCGCGCGGCGAGCGCCCGAACATGGCGGGATGGCGTCGTGGCTCGGCCGCTTCTTCCGTTCGTTCACCACCAACGCGGTGGTGGTGTTCGATACGTCGAGCCTGCAGAACCTGAGCGTCGACCTTCTCGGCGTGCCGTCCATCGTTCGGGCGATCAACCTGATCGCCACCGACTCGGCCCGGCTCGACATGACGGTCACCCGCCGGGACGGCTCCGTGGTCGAGGACTCGCCGGCCGTCGAGCTGCTGAAGGGTGACAGCGCGTCGTTCCTGAGCGGCTTCGAGCTGCGCCGGTGGATCGCCACCAGCGCGCTAACGCACGGAAACGGCTTCCTGTTCATTCGCCGCGACCTCACCACGGGCGCGCCGGTCGCCCTGGACCCCATCGACTCGAGCGCGGTCACCGTCGAGCTCAACGGGACGCAGGCGCGCTACAAGATCAACGACCGGGCGGTGGATGACGCAAACCTCATCCACATCCGCGCCCTCACCGATCCCCTCTCGCCGTGGCTCGGGGTGTCTCCCGTTATCCAGTGCCGCCGCGTCCTGTCGACCCAAGCCATCCTCGACCAGGTTGCGGAGGAACTCGCGAAAACCGGCTTTGTCGGAAAGCTCGCCGTGGAACACCCCGGGCCACTGACGGCGAACGCCCGCGACCAGATGCGGACGAAGTGGGCGGAACAGCACTACGGCGGCGAGAAGGTCGCCACGCCCGCGTTCTTCGGCGAGGGCATGAAGGCGGCGCAGCTCGCTGCCGACGCCGCCAGCCGGCTGTTCGACGCGAAGCGCATGGGCGTCGAGGACGTCGCCCGCGCCTTCGGCATCCCGCCGCAGCTGCTCTGGCAGGGCGAGGGACGCAGCCAGCCCGAGGTCGCGCAGGCCTACGTCACACACTGCCTGGCGCCGTTCGTCGCCGGCATCGACACCGAGATCACCCGGAAACTGCTCGCGCCCGGCGAGACCCTCCGCACGGACCTGACGCCCATCACCATCGGCGACTTCCGCACCGCCGGCCGCGCCTACGCGCAGCTCGTGCAGGTCGGCGTGCTTGCGCCCAACGACGCCCGCCGGCGCATGGGCCTTCCGCCCGTCGAGGGCCTCGACACGCCCGCGCCGGTCATCTCGGGCATCACCGACCCGGCCGCCGACCAGCAGGCCGACCAGGAGGACCCGAATGCTTGAAGTCCGCTCCGCACCCATCGGCACGGTCGAAGGTCGCACCCTGACCGGCTACGCGGCGCTCTACAACAGCTGGAGCAAGCCGCTCATGGGCTTGCGCGGCGAGTTCCGCGAGCAGATCGCGCCCGGCGCGTTCGACGCGGCGATCCAGAAGGGCGCGTCCCTCTGGTTCATGCACGACAGCAAGCAGATCATCGCGAACACCAAGAGCGGGACCCTCGTGCTCGAGAGCGACCAGCGCGGCCTGAAGTACACGGCGACGCTCGGGGAGAGCCAGCGCGACCAGGACATCCTCGACCTGGTCAAGCGCGGCGTCGTTTCGGAAATGTCGTTCGGCTTCCGGGTGCCGGAAGGCGGCGACCAATGGTCCGGCAGGGACCGCACGCTGAAGAGCGTCGACCTGCGGGAAATCTCACTTGTGGAGGTCGGGGCCTACGCGGGCACCTCGGCCGAGGCTCGGTCGCAGCCCGCACCCACCATCATCACAAAGGGAAACACCGTGAACATCAGGACGATGAACCTGAAGCTCGCCGAGCTTCGGGACGCAGAGAAGGTCGTTGAGGCCGGTACGGACGCGCACGCTGAGCTGCGCGCGCAGATCGAGGAGATCGTCGAGGAGCGCGCCGCGCTGCTCGCCAAGGACGCCGGCGTGCAGGTCGCCGCCACCCCCGCCAAGCGCGTGGCCGAGCGCCGCGAGCAGCAGGAGGAGTGGCGCGACAGCCGCGAGTACCGCGACCAGTTCGTCGCGTGGTGCCGTGGCGGCCGGGCCCCCGAGACCCGCGAGCTGCTGACCTCGAGCGCCTCGGGCGTGCTGGTCCCCAAGCTCTACGAGCAGGAGATCATGAAGTACCTGGCCGCGAGCACCGTGGTCCGGAACCTCGCCGACCTCCGCACCGGTGCGCGCGGCAACGTCACGCTCCGCTACAACAACCAGGAGACCCGCGCCGCGGTCACCCAGTTCTGGACCACCGAGGCGAGCCCGTCCGCGCAGGCGTACGACGGCGACTACGCCGAGGTCAACCTCCCGCCCGTCGGCGGTCTGCCGAAGAGCGAGGTGAGCCACTGGCTCATCAAGCAGGCCGACTTCGACGTCGAGGCCGAGGTGGTCGACCACCTGCAGCGGCAGATGGCGCGCGGCCTCGAGTACGGCTACACCCTCGGCTCCGGCAGCAACCAGCCGAAGGGCCTGTTCGTGAACGACACCGCCACCAACCAGGTGACGGCGTCGGCCGCGGCCAGCGCGACCGCGTGGGACGCCGCCTTCACGGTCGACAAGCTGACCGAGATCCGCTACCGCTCGCTCCCGAGCGAGTACTGGGGATCGTCGGTGTGGGTCATGTCGCAGGACGCCTACGCCGCCATCGCGAGCCTGAAGGCCGCGTCCGGCAGCAACGTGCCGATCTTCCAGCCGTCGGCTGACGCCGGTCTGACTGGCGCCGCCGGGCAGACCCTCATGGGCCGCCCCGTCTACGTCGCGCCCTGGGCGCCGGCGAAGATCACGGCCGCGGGCAACAACACCCCGCTCGTGTTCGGCAACGTCCGCGAGGCGTTCTCCTGCGTCGAGTGGGGCAACATGGGCCTCATCCGCGACGAGATCACCCTCGCCGGCACCGGCCGCGTCAAGTTCCAGGGCATGGTGTTCGCGAACTCGAAGATCACCCGCGCCAAGGCGGTGACGCAGTTCAAGATCACGCTGACCTGATCAATCCTCCTCCATGCAGCTCGGGAGGGTGGGGCTTCGGCTCCACCCTCCCGGTTGAGGTGCCATGAGCGCGATCCCGACCAACCTCATCGACCTCCGCGCCTGGCTGAAGAAGCCTCACAACGAGGACGATCCGGCCATCGCCGCCGGGCTCCGCGCCGCTCTCTCGGCGTGGGAATCGGCGACCGGTCGCGCACCGGAGGACATGACGGAAGAGGAGTGGATGGCCGTCCGCCTGCAGGTCGGCCACCTCGAGGCGTTCCGTGGCGACGATGCGGTCACCCCGGAGCCGCACCCGTTCATTCAGACCATCCGTCGGATGCACTCCGACAACAGCATCGGATAGGTAACCCATGGCCGGCTGCGGCTTCTGGCGCGACATCTTCACGGTGCAGGCGCCGACCGCCGCCGCCGACGCCGTCGGGCAGGCCACGATCACGTGGTCGACCGTGGGCTACGTGCGCGGCATGATCAAGCCGTCGCAGCGCGAGGTCATTGACGATATGGGGGTCGCCGTCCGGACCGACCTCGAGATCGAGACCGCTTACCACCCGTCGCTCACGGCCCGATGCCGGCTGCTGCTCGGCGGGCGCGAGTTTAACGTGTCGAGCGTGGTCGACCCCGACGCCGGACGCAGGAAGCGGCTGCGCGTGCTCGCCACGGAGGTCATCCCGTGAACCTCTTTCAGCGCCGAAATCAGGTCCGCCTGACGGTCGATGACCGGGCCGTGCGCGAGGCGCTGGCGAAGCTCCCGGAACGGCTGAACGAGCGCGCCCGCAAGAACGGCATTCGCCGGGCCATGTCGCCCCACGCACGGGCGCTGAAGGCCGTGGCCACATCCGCACCCGGTCGCGGCCGCAAGCTGCACCGGCGAGCGATTGCTGCAGCGACCAAGTTCGACGTGCGCCGCGGCGGGGCTGGTCCCACGGCTCCCCTGGTGGTCCGGCTGGGCGTCCAGTACGGGCGCAAGGGCGGGGCACGCGCCAAGGGACGTCAGCGGGTGTTCCACCTGCTCGAGGGCGGATTCCGGCACTACGGCAGCTCCGGGCGGTACACGAACAAGGGCAAGGCAGGGCGAATCGGCCGGGACAAGCCGGTCATCGCCGCCACCGTCGGCTTCAAGCCGGGCAACCGCCGATTCTTCAACTACGCCCAGAGCAACCTCGGCCGCGTGATGGCAGACATTACCCGCGAGGTGCTCGCCGAGGCGCGCCGGCTGCTCGCGAACGGAGGCCGCCGTGGGACTCGTTGAGATCACCTCCGAGATCAAGGAGCTGCTGGACGCGGTCGGCGTCCCTGTCTCTCTTGGTCTCAGGACCGCCGGCGACCAGACGCCGAGCATCGTGTTCGACGTCACCAACGCCGACGCCGCCATGCTCGTTCAGGGCGTCGTGAAACAGGTCTGGAACGTCACCGCCCAGGTGGACTGCATCGCCGACAAGGCGCTCGACGCCGCGTCCGTGGCCGACGCAGTCATCGCCGAGTTCACGGGCCCGATGAATACCGGCGACTACACGCTCGTCCTGGTCGGGGCGGCCGCGGCCTCTCGCACGGAAACGCCGGATGACGGTCAGCAGGACGCTGAGCGCATCCTTTCACTCACGCTCACCATCATCGCAAGGGAGAACTAATGGCACTCATCGCAGGCTACGGCGGATCACTCTCGTTCAGCGGCCAGACGGCCGTCACCTGCAAGTCCGTCACGGTCAACCTCGAGCGCGCGTCACTCGACGTCACCCAGATCGGCGACTTTGTCGAGAAGCGCGCCCCCGGCCGTATCCGGCGCTCTGGGACGATGACGCTGTACCGCAACGACGGAGCGGTTGACAACGCAATTCGGTCGCACATGAATCCGGCCAACCTCGCGGCGGCGACCGGGGCGACGCTGACGTTCAGCTACACCGACCAGGGATCGCAGGCCTACGGGTCCTACAACATCCAGATCACCAGCGCGTCCATCTCCGATGACGGCACCGGTGCGGCGGTCTGGGAGCTGACCTGGGAGCAGCAGTGAGCCTCGACCCAGCCAAGATCGGCAAGGCCGTCCCCCGGACGGTCGAGATCGACGGCATCGGGCCGGTGGTTGTCCGCCGGCCGCGCCTGGCGGACGTCGCGCTGTCCAACCAGAACCCCTACTGGTGGGCGGCGTGTTGCACCCTCCCGGACGGGTCGCCGCTCTTTGCGCCCGGCACCAACGTCGGCGAGCTGGACGCGGAAATCGCCGCGCAGCTCATCGAGGAGGTCAACCGGCCGCGCCCTACACACGCGCCGAGCGAAGGCTCTGGCGCATCGGAAGCCCTGAGCAGAGGATGACCATGGACGCCGGATTGGCCTCGGAGCTGACCACGACAGAGCGATGCGAGCACCTGCTCGGGGTGATCGCGTGCGCGCTGACGCGGCGTCGGCCCACCGAGGTCATGCCCTGGCTAAAGGGAAACTTCGATGGCTGACAAGAGCATGAAGGCGGTCATCTGGGCGGAGGTCGACCCCCGCGGCGTCCAGCAGGGCGTGGCGGCGGCGAACCGTTCGCTCGAGAGCCTGAACAGGACTGCGAGCCGGACTGCGGCGGCGACGAGCGTGTCCGCGGCAGTGAGCGTGATTCAGGGCGCGTACCAGCTCGTGTCGAGCGTGGTCGGGCAGGTCGACCGCCGCATGCAGGAGGTCAACCAGATGGCCGCCCGATTTAGCCCGGAGGCTCGCACGGCGCAGGCGCAGACCAAGGTCGTTCAGATGCAGCGGGACATGGCAGTGGGGCAGGCGCTCGGTCTGGACGTCGCAGCCGCCGAGAAGATCAAGCAGCGGGCGATGATGGACGAGGCGCAGCGTGCCGGAAGCATGGTCGGCGGGGTCTCGGCATGGGAGTCGCTCAAGCAGGACGCGATCACTGCTTGGGACAAGCTGCTCGAGATCCCCGCAAGGATCGCATCTCAGCCGCTCGCGAGCTTCAACACGCAGGACGATGTCGGGCGCTTCTGGTTCGGCGGGGCGACCGGCGGGGACCTGGCGAGCATGCCCGGTGACACCCGAGGCATGCCCTATGACCAGCAGCAGACCGAGCTGCTGAGGCAGATCGCCGGCTCGCTGAAGGGAGGTAAGTAATGCCCGTCACCATCATCGAGAAGCCTGAATCGCGGGTCTACAACCTGCAGCAGCCTGGGAACGAGAACACCATCGGCTGTACCTATCAGGTCAGGTGGACGCCGGCGACGGACTCGGAGGCCTATCCCGGCGATCCGACCATCCTGACCAATGCCAACGTCCCCAAGCCAAGTCTGCGGCCGCCGGCGGCCCTGCACGCGACCGACGCTTGGATGAAGCTCGCAGTTTGCCGCAACGTGTCCTACGCGCCGGACCGCGCAGCGCCGTACACGTGGATCGTCCAGGCAACCTACGGCGTGGTGCAAGAGCCGTATGCGGCGATGGGGTACTTCTGCCGGCAGACTCGCAACGCCTCGAGCAGGACCCTGGCGCAGTACCGCACCTGGACAGCCCTCCCGACCAACGGCGACGCGGCGTGGCCGCCTTCGAGCGACATCGGCGGAACTCGCGTCGACCTCAACGGGCAGCCGCGCAGGCGCGAAATCGCCGGCCAGACGATCCAGCTCGAGTACCTGTGGGACCGCACCACAGCGGGATCGACCACCGCGACCGATCCGCCGTTCAATACTTTCATCACGAATCAGGGCACCAGGAACTCGGTGGTGATGTTCGGCTTCTATCCCGTCGGCTGCCTGCTCTACCGGGGATGCACACTCACACAGGAGCAGGAGACATGGCGGCTGATCCATGTCTGGACGTTCGATGACATCAACCACCTCGAGCAGGTCCCGGTGCCGAACGCGACCGGCGAGCCGATCCTGCTGCCCGGTCTGACCGTCGCAGGTCAGCAGGTGCAGCAGGTGAGCGCCGTCGGGTGGTACCAGCCGTACCCGACCAAGACAGACCACGCTGCCATGCTGCCGACCACAATCGTCGCCGAGACCGCGCTCGCCCGTCCGGCTCGCCTATGACCTACAAGCGCCCCATCTTCTCGCAGGGCCTGTTCGGGAAGGCCAACAACGAGGTCTGCAACCTGTGGACCGAGTCGGCGGTTGCCGTGCGCGAGAACGCGGAGGGGATCGCATGGGCACAGCGTCAGCTCGTCCGTGGATCGGTCCAGAATGAGGCGCTCTGCGAGCTGCTGTCTGCCACTCTGATTAGCCCGAATCGGTGGTCCTACACCCTGCGCCTGTTCGTGCCGCCTGGCACCGGTACGGTGGTGACCTACGGGTCGGACTCGAGGTGGAACTACTCGAACGCGCTCAACCTGCGCGAGTGGCACAACACGGCGACAGTGGTGGACGGAACCGACGTCAGCATCCCGCCGAGCACGTTCGGACCCGTCGGCAGCCACTGGGACAACGCGGCGCCCGGATGGGTCACGACCGGCCTCGAGGCCAAGGTCCACGTGCGGGTGGTCTACACGACGAGCGGCACGGCGCTGGCCTACTTCGACCGCCCAAACCCGTTCCGCTGCACTGACCTCGCGAACAACCAATTCACCCAGGAGGGCGAATGAACCTTCAGCTCGCAACGCCGATCCTCGGCACCGTGATCGTGCCAGGGGAGGCCGTCACCTTGTCGTTCACGGTCCAGAGCACCGCAACCGGTGCCGCATTCAACCTCACCGGCTACACGGTAAAGGGGAACGTCGCATCATCGCAGGCATACGGATTTTCGACGTCGTTCACGGTCACCGGAACCATCGTCAGCGCGGCAGCCGGTACGGCGACGATCACCTTGACTTCCTCGAACACGGCGGCACTCCTGCCGAGTCAGTGGGGCACCATGACGATCTGGCTTGACCACGCGACGCTCGACAGCCTGCACGTCGAGACCATCGGATTCCGTACTGCAAGCGAGGTGATTTCATGATCGGTTCAATGCTGCGGCGAGCGCAGATGTCCGGCGACGGCTCGACCCTCGACCTCGACTTTACGCAGATGAGCACTTTGGCCGACCTGACGAGCCGAGGGCTGACCTTCTCGCGCTCCACGAGCGGCACGTTCATCAACGCGAGCGGCCTGGTCGCAACGGCGACCGCGGGGAATCCGCGATTCGAATACGACCCGAACGGCAACCCCAACGGCATCCTCATCGAGGGCAGCGCGACGAATCTCGTCTACCACAGCGAGACGTTCCGGCTAACCGCTGTCGCCGCCGAGCCGTACTGGGCCGACTCTGCGAGCGTCAGCCGAGGAAACGACACGGCTCCGGACGGCACAGCCGCTGCAGCGGTCAATTTCGTCGCCAGCGGCACACCCGGTACGGTGATTCAGACGGCGGCAGTCGGCAGCAGCGCGAACAGGACGTTCTCGTTCTGGGCAAAGCGCAGCGGCGGCGGCACGATCGAGTACACGCTCGACAACGGCACCACGTGGACCGCCGTGACCATTACCGCGAGCTGGGTGCGCTACACGGCGACCGCGACTAACGCCAACCAGCGCGTCGGATTCAGGATCGCTACCGGGGCCGGGACGTCGATTTGGGGCGCACAGCTGGAGGCCGGATCGGGCAGCACTTCCTACGTCCCGAGCACGCAGTCGCAGGGAACTCGCGGATTTGATGACTGCCGGATGAGCAATATCGCCGCGCTGAACTACAGCACGGCAGCCGGAACGCTCTTCTATTCCGGCAGGTTCACCCAGTTCAACGCGAGCAGTTTCCCGAACCGATGCGGGTTCGTGTTTCTTGCAAGCGACACCAGGGCGATGGGAATGCTGACGACGGTGGATCTCCTGCTGCCCAACGTCACCGGCGGTGCAACGCTCGTCACGGCGAATCAGTCGGTCACGCGCAACTCGGATATCCGTGTCGCCTGGTCGTTCGATGCGGCACTTTCGACCGCAGAGGTGAAGTCGACGCTGAACGGCGGCGCAATCGTCAATTCGACCGCGTCTGGCCTTACCGCAAGCACGACGCCCGACTACTTCATGCTCGGGCAGAACGGCTACGGCGCGTTCTTCCCGGCAGGAACCGTCAGACAGGTCAAGTACTGGCCGACCGTCCTTCCGACCGCAACCATGCAGAGCATCACGGCATGACCGACTACTACCTCCGCTCAACCACCGAATCCGACCTGGACGATGCTCTCATCGCCGCAGGGCTTGCCGAGGAACGCGACATTGGCGATGGCGACATCGCCGTGCTTCCCGTCGAGGGAGTCACGCTCGACCGCATCGGCACTATCCCGGCGGTGACCGATGACGGCATGGTCGTGCGCCCCGGCGACAACCGCTACCACGCGAACCTCCGCGTGGCCGAGCCGCTGTCCCAGGCGCAGCTCGCCGAGCTTCCCC